CTGCGGCGAATTGCTCGATGATTAACTGCCTGATCTCTTCATGGATGTCCACGGTGTGAGATCTCCTTGCCATGCCTCGCTGAGTCATGCCGCGACAAGCACTGTCGCGCCAAGCCATATCCTGGCAAGCCTTGTCTCGACAAGTCGTGTGATGCCGCGCCAAGATCCTGGGCCGCCGTGCGCCGTTATACTATATCGCCAATTACCATATTGGAGGCGACAAGAGATCATGATGAAGTCGTGCCATTGTCTTGTGTTGCCACGCCAAATCTCGTCTTATGCTGCCAAGCCTAACACGGTCGGGCCGTGTGTTGACGCGATACGAGCAGTGTTGATGTGAAGGTAAATTACTGTTTATGCTTAAGAGTTATATTTAGAGGTCGTTTAAGTTCCTGCATGAAGGATCTAAAATCTGCGGCCGGCAAGAGCATTTTGATCACATATGGTCGCTCCGATGAGTCTTCTGCGGTAGCGCCGAGTGCTACAGATCCATCGTCAGATCCGACGTGTTGAACAGTCAGCGATGTCACTGTAAGTTCTAGCGGTGTACGTCCTTTGTTACGGTGCCTGTCTAGAAATTCTCCAAGCGCTATAGAGACAACGTCTGACAGATTACCACCATTCTCGTCGATGTAGTCGGTAGCTTCTGCCCAAATCTGCTCGTGTTCTGTCGAAATCGTAACCCTTACTTTAGATGACATCTTTAATCTCCTTGTCTTGTGATGCCTTGCCAAGCCGCGCCAAACACTGCCAAGACGCGCCAAGTCAAGCCTCATCGCGCTTCACCAGTGTGATGCGGTTGCGCGACTTGAGCCTGTGTGTGGTAATAGCCCAAGAGCGCGGAAGATTACTCAATATCATCTACATTTGTCAAGATTGTCCGAAGCATTAAGCGGAGACGTGGAAATAAATACTGAAAGTCTCCTTGTCTTGTGTTGTCTCGTCGAACCATGTCGTGCGCTGTCAGGTCGGGCTCAGTCCTGCCCCGACGGGCCATGACACATCTAGATTGCAGGCTTCATTAACTGAAGACTTTCTCTCAATGAAAGGCTCGCCTTCGTGTCTGTGATGGACGTCTCCAGTTGTCGTCGTGAGCGCTCTGACGTCATCGATTTAATCGCGCCAGCCTGGGCGAGCACGATATTGTGTTCAACCTTGAGATCGTTTGGCATGGCGTCGAAATTGTCTACGGCTGTGGTCTTAGCGCGCGCCATCTTAGCCTGATTGTGTGCCCGCCTCACATGGGATCGTCCAGTAGAGACCTTCCCGCGGTCATCCAATCTCTTAAGACCTTCGTTGTGGACCGGCTCATAGAGCAGGCGTTCGGCTTTCAGGAGACGTCGACGGGCGCTGTTCAGATTGCCTCTCGCGCCAGTCTGGACATTACGGCCAACGGCGGCGGAGAGCGCAGAATAACTGATGAAGCCACCAACTGGGACGGTCCTGAGAAGGCGCTCCAGTGTCTGTGTGTCGATGCTGAGTTCTGGAATAGATCGTTTTTGAATCTCGCTCAATCAAATTCTCCTTGTCTTGTCAGGCACTGCCCAGTCCTGCTCAGAGCAGCCGAGCGCCGTCGAGCGCTGCAGCGGTGTCGTAGAACGATGGATTTAGTGCAAAATGTCCTTGTCTTGAGACGACTTGAGCCGCAGAGACGGGCCTCGCCCCGTGCCGTCGTGCGCCGACTAGCCGGGTCAAGCTGAGTGCCGCCGAGCCGCGCAGTTCACGTTTGTGTTTTAGAATTCTCAGTTCCAACTGATCTTCTTGACCTCAAACCGACCATAGTAACCATTGTTGCGAGGACGGAATCGGCCGATGCCGATGAAGTTGCCGGCATCTTTCAGGTGCTGCTCGAATACATCTTCTGTGATCATGTCGTCCAGCACGTGGAAGGTCACGTTGCCCTGCCACTCGTGAATCACGGGGAAGCACTTCAACACGCGCTTTCCGTCCCCTCGCCGCCCCGATGCTGGCACGAACAGCCACTCACCTGGAACGTCGTCCTTCGTGACAGGCAGCGTCAATCCGTCCAACACCATCAGCCCAGCTTCGAAGTGCTTCGTGTACGTCGACTTGCCCTTACCTGGGATTTGGATCCCGAGATACTTCGCGATCTCAGCGATGCAATTCTTGAATGCCATCGGTGGGATCACGATGCGGCCCTGGCCGTCGACGTGGCAGCGCTCCCGCCATGTGCGGGTCTCGTAGTCCTTGGCGCTCTCGGTTGATGTTCCGGTGCTACGTCCGAGCTTCGGAATCTCATAGTGCTTCGACTGGCTGTAAGGCGAGATCGAGTGGAGTGTTGCAGTTGCGATTCTCATTGTGATGTCTCCTTGTCCTGTGTTGCTGTGTCCTGCCTGACCCAGTGCTGCTCTGTTAAGTCGTGTCGAGCGCATCCTTGTGATGTCCTGCCTAGACGCGACAGGTGATGCTATGTCACGCCGCTCCGGGCGCTGCCTATCCTTTGAGTAAAATCGAAAAAGTAATGCCGATACATCCCTTGTCTTGTGTTGCCAAGCCGTACTGAGTCTCGTGTTGCCAAGCCGTACGCCGTCTTGCCAAGCCACGGCCAGTAATGCCGCGCGGTTTCCCAGCCAGGAAGGCAATATTTACGAGCCGCGTTTAAGTCTCGGCCTGTCCCAATAGGGACTTTTGCACTTAGGACAGATGGTCGGCTTCTCGTCCGTCCTTGGTAGCCAGATGTGATCGCAGCGAGCACATCGCCATCCCTCAAGCGTCACTCTCTCGGGATGGTGTTCGACGGTCTTCATGTGTCGCAATATACCTAATCAACATACCGTTTGCAAGTGTCCATACAAACAAACACTTAATGGGAATAGCCTGGACTATACAGGACGAGAAAGGACATCTATAACGTAGAACCCATTTTCTTACTAATCAAATAGCCATACACGAAACCACTGGCACACTGAAAGATGTGTCAGAAGACGGCAGCGCGATACTGAATCGCGCCTATTCCTTCCTACAAGTTAAAGACGTCAACGGGGACAAGCGGATCATCACCGGCACGGCGACGACGCCGACTCCGGATCGCATGGGTGACATCGTCGAACCGTTAGGCGTCACGTTCAAGAATCCACTTCCACTTTTGCTCTATCACAACAGCCAGAAACCTGTTGGGTGGGTGAAGTTCGCCAAGCCAACCAAAGACGGGATTCAGTTCGAGGCGAGTCTTCCCAGGGTGGAAGAGGCTGGCGCGGTGCGTGATCGGATCGAAGAAGCCTGGACGAGTATCAAGACAGGCTTGCTCGCTGGCGTCTCGATAGGATTCAGAGCCCTCGAGGAAGCATTCAACAAAGAAACAAACGGGATTCGTTTTCTAAAAAGCGAAGTCTTGGAATTGAGCCTGGTCGCGATCCCGGCCCACCCAGACGCCCGCATAGCCACGATCAAATCTCTCGATATAGGTCTCGCCGCGTCAGGCACTAAGACCGAGATCGAACCCGTACAACCAAAAACATCGACCGGCGTTTCGGTCACAGCGCGTGTGGGCAAGTCCCCCCCGCAAGGCCGAAGCATGAAAAAGTCGATTGCAGATCAGATCTCACAGTTCGAAGCGAGCCGGCAGGCGAAATCCGCCAGGATGACGGAACTCATGGAAACCGCTGGCGAGGCGGGCGAGACACTCGACGCGGCCCAGACCGAGGAATATGACGGCCTGGAAGCCGACGTCAAGTCGATTGACGCCCACCTGGTGCGCCTGAACGCGCTTGAACAGACCAACAAGGAAGCTGCCAAGCCGATCTCCGGCAACACGCCTGACGAAGCGGCGGCTGCTCGCGCTGGCCGCGTGATCACCGTTCGCGAGACACTCCCGCCCGGCATCAAGTTCGCCCGCTATGCGATGTGCTTGGCGTCGGCGAATGGGAGCCGCAGCGAGGCGCTGGCGATTGCCGAGAAGCGCTATCCGGACAACAAGGACATCCATCTGGTCCTGCGCGCCGCGGTGGCGGCCGGCACGACCACGGACAGCACGTGGGCTGGGTCGTTGGTGCAGTACCAGGACTTCGGTGGAGATTTCGTTGAGTATCTGCGGCCCCAGACGATTCTGGGGAAATTCGGCACGAACGGGATTCCAGCCCTGCGCCGGGTTCCATTTAAGACGCGAATCGCCACGCAGAGCGTTGGCGGATCGGCGTCGTGGGTCGGCGAGGGCCTGCCGAAGCCGCTGACCAAGGCCGGATTCACAACGATCACGATGGACTTCAACAAGGTCGCGACGATCTCCGTGCTGACCCAGGAGGAAGTTCGGTTCTCAAATCCGTCTGCGGAAGCGAAGGTCAGGGATGACCTGACTGCGGCCGTGGTGGCGCGGATCGACCAGGACTTCACGGACCCGACAAACGCGGGCACGGCCAATGTGAAGCCGGCGAGCGTGACTTACGGATTGGCGGCTGTTGCTGCGACCGGCACCGATGCGGATCATCTGCGCGATGACTTCGCCGTCCTGATGGGCAAGTTCGTCACGGCGAATATCTCGCCGACCGCGGGTGTGTTGATCATGAGCGCAACCCAAGCTCTCAGCATCTCGCTGATGGTGAATGCCCTCGGTCAGCGCGAGTTCCCTGATTTGATGATGACTGGCGGCACGCTGTTCGGGATGCCGGTGATCATCTCCGAGTATCTCCAGTCTCAGGGGTCCCCCGGCACCGGCATGATCATCATGGTCAATGCCTCTGACATCTTCCTGGCCGACGATGGTCAGGTCACGATCGATGTCAGTCGGGAAGCCTCTCTGGAGATGCTGGACTCATCGCTGGTGCAGAACGGCACCACCGGCACCGGCACGAGCCTGGTTTCACTCTGGCAGTCAAATTTGATTGGCATTAGGGCGGAGCGCGAGATCACGTGGAAGCTGCGGCGGGCGGCTGGCGTGGCCTATATCAGCGGTTCGGCCTACGTGGCGTAATAGTCCGATCGATGGGGGCAGATCATATGGTCTGGCCCCCGTCGCCTCTGTGGTTCTTATGAAACTGATCGCGCTGAAGAAGATCGCCCGCGGCACACCACCAGGCCACGTGTTTGAGATTCGAGACAAAGAGGCGCGGGCGCTGATCGCCTTGAAGTTAGCGAAGCCGTTCGAGGTGGTGGATGCCGCGTCCTTAGATCTCACGAGTATCGCGAGCGGTGAGGCAGACACGTCACGCCCGCGCCGTCGGTATCAGCGGCGGGACCTGACCGTCACAGACTGAGCCCTTCCCGGTTGCAGATCTTCGGCCTCGAGATTCGACGTCGACAGAAGGCGGCGCCCAATGCCGCCCTGATCACCCATCTGCCGACCCCCCAGAACAACTGGCTCTCCACGGTGCGTGAATCGTTCGCGGGCGCCTGGCAGCGCAACGTCGAAGTGAGCGTCGGCGATGCCCTGACGTACACCACGGTCTTCGCCTGCGTCACCCAGATCGCTTCGGACATCGCGAAACTCTGGATCAATCTCGTGGAAGAGGACGAGGCGGGGATCTATACCCGTGTCGAGAACTCCGCCTATTCCCCGTTGCTACGGGAGCCGAACCACTTCCAGACGCCGTATGAGTTCATGGAGAGCTGGATGCTGTCCGTGCTCACGCGCGGCAATACGTACGTGCTGAAGGAGCGGGACGCCCGTGGGGTCGTCTCCGCGATGTACGTATTGGACCCGCAGCGGGTGCAAGTGCTGGTGGCCCCCGATGGGTCGATTTATTACCAGTTGGGCGCGGATTACCTGTCGGGCCTCCAAGCCGCGTCGGTGACGGTCCCGCAGAGCGAGATCATCCACGACAAGACGAACACGTTCTATCACCCGCTGTGTGGGATTTCGCCCTTGATTGCCTGCGGGTTATCGGTCATGCAGGGCAAGCGGATTCAGACGCAGTCGGAAGCCTTCTTCGCGAACAATTCCCAGCCTGGCGGGTTGCTGACGGCGCCGCATCCGATCGGACCCGAGGCCCAGAAGTCCATCCAGGAGAGTTGGGAGGCCAACTATGGCGGCCCCAACAACGTCGGCAAGATCGCGGTGCTTGGTGGCGGCCTCACTTATACCCCGCTGAATCCGGTCACGGCGCGAGATGCGCAGTTGATT